AACGTGAGAACAAAACCTTATGACCTTTCTCATAGGTTAAGTTAAGTAGAAATACGTTAATACTAAATGATTTACCAGAACCACGACCTCCAGTTACAACGAAGTATCTTGAAGGTTCTTTAAATAGCGGTATGTATTTATTGTGTATGCTTAATTTACTCATCCTTAGGTGTTACGTCTATAATCTTATCTTTAACCTTCTTACTTACATCACTGTCTCCAAAGAAGTTTATAATAGGAGCTTTAACAGTTGTTCCTGTGTTATCTTTATCTTCTTCATACATCATATCAGTAAGTAGTTTCATATGATTGTAGCTACCCTCTTTAGCCTTCTTAGCCATAGACTCAAACATAGCAACTTCACTACCAAATACATTCTTGATAGCTTTCTTTGCATATTGTTTCTTACGACTCTTCTTTGCTTGGTTAATTGCTGGTTTATTAGACCTTTCTCTTTCAGGTACAGGTAACTTAGGTATAGATTTCTTCCTAGAGTTACCCTTTCTGCCATCAGTTGGCTTTATCTCTTTACTATTCATAATAAGATAACGTATTTTTAATTATTTTGTGTTTAAGAGTCTCCTTAATTCTCTTAATTTCGTTATGTATGGAATTTAAACCTATAAGAGTTCCTTTACTTATTTGCCTTAAAGATAATCCATCAAAGAAATACAGTTCAATCATTTTCCTTTGATAATTAGACATCTCACTTATACCTAGCGACAAGGCGTCAATTTGGTTTTGATTAATCGAATCCAGCTCGTAATCATAATTATCTAGTATATAATCATCTGTTATTTCAGTGGTAATCAAGTAGTTATCCTTCTCCCATATTATTTTATTGTTTTTACCTATTAATCTAACGTTATATTTATTAGGACTTTTATTAAATCTATGAGATGAAAAGTGCCCAGAAAGAGTTGTAAAAGGAATGCCTGTATCTTCTGAGTACTTACTTAGACATTCATAAACTTTTCCAGTTAATAAGCAAATGCAAGGCTTCTTTTGAAATACTCGGACTCCACGAGGAACTATACCTTCCCCTCCGTGAGATAGGTTAACTAAAGAGCCAGTTCCTAAATCTCTTCTGCCGTACTTTTTTATAAGCTTAACCTCTAAGGACTGAGCTTTACTAGAACTTAATCCTTTTTTTATTATATCAACCTCTACACCGTATTTATTCTTGTAATTACTCCAAAAAATACTCCTTTTGCTGAAATCCTTAGCTCTAGTCTCAACACCTATACCTACATAGAACACTTCTTTAGTTTTAGGGTTTCTATGCAAATACACGCATTTACCCCTATCTCTAATTTCTTTATTTCTCTTATTTACAGCCTTTCTATTAGCTTCTTTTTGTGATTCAGTCATAACTATTCTGTGTTAGTGATAATCTCCATTAGCAACTCATTAAACTTCTCATCTTTAATAGCTTGGTAGTTATTCATAGCTTTAAATATACCTGCACAAGCTAGATACTGTTCTTCTTCTTCAGCTATTTCTAAATCCCATTGACATTCTTCTAATGTTAAAAGCTCTTGTTGTAAGTTATATTTGTATATATCGTAGAAAGCATCTATAACTTCTTTATCACTTTCTCCCTTGTATTCTGATGTTATCATTGCAGTCTGTTTTTAATGTTAATAATGCTTTACATTCGTTGTATTTCTCTTTAGATTCATCTCCATACACTTCTTTAAACAATGTATAGACTCTTCTTGTGGCTGAGAATGGTGTTTTAACGCCTTCTAAGAGCTTTCTAGCATAAACCTTTCCATATCCTTTACAATACTTAATATTGTCTGCTGAATCGCCTACAATCATTTGTGTGTAAAAGTTAATAGTAGCTTCTTCTTCTGATATCTTAGATAATGTTTTCTTTTTCCAATGATAATCATAAAACCAGCAAGGGAATTGTTTGTAGTCTTTGTCTATTGATACTATTATAACAGAGTCTACACCGCTTTTATCTGCAACTCTCTTCCATAAAGTAGCTACAACATCATCTGTCTCTATTCCTAAGCCGTAATGAGAACGATACTTCTTCTTGACTAAGCTATGTAATTTACCTAGTATTGGAGGTTTCTCTCCTGTTCTATTAGCCTTATACTCTTTAGATATATCGTGTCTAAAATTACCTTTAGAACCGTTACATACTATAAACTTATCTACCTCTACTTGCTCTTCTAATTCAGCAAATATCTTATCAAGTCCTTCTTGAAACTTCTCGTAAGCTTTATCTACAGTTAACCACTTCTCATCTGCTTTAGAATCAAAGCAAGATGCGTAAATTAAGCTGTCTGCGTCGAATAATACTACCAAAACTTGCCTACTCTTTTAATTCTAGCATTCTTTAGTTCTGTAGCAGCTCTAATAGCTTGTCTTTCTTGTATAGCCTCCCTTTTCTTCTGAGACTTATCCATCTCATCTAAATCCCAAGATGAGCTATAGTTTTTCTTATCATCTGGTCTCATTGTAATTGGGTTAACATTCTGTTCCCAAAATCTGTAATCTGTTTTCATAATTATATAGTTTTATATTGAGTAGCAAACATAGTAAAAATAATTGACATACACAACTTTATTTAACTAAAAAGCCTAACATTTTACTGCTAGGCTTGATTTTACTGGTAATTCTTCATATACCTTTCTAGGTTTTTAACTATTTTAGCTATACAAGATGAGCAACTTGTAGTTCTTTTCTCGTTAGTACTAAATACATAGTTGTATATTCCTATGACTCGAACTCTATCATCATAACTAATTGTAGAACCTTTATTGGATAGAAAGTTAGATAGGTATTTATAATCATCTTCTTTAAGACATTTAACATTCCTGTACTTAAAGTCTTTATTAAACCTTTCTTTTCTTTCATCACATCCACAATCTTCTCCTGCTATAAACTTAACAACTTTATCTATACCAGTTGCTTTAGTTATCTTAGCAATGGTGTCTCCTAATCCTTTAGATTGCTTCTCTACACTTTTCTTATGTGATTTGTAACCTTCCTCTACCTTAGTAGATTTCCATTGCTTATACTCTCTATAATCTCTCGACCTTTTGTCTATGGTGTTATAGTAACCTCTTTCTTCTAAATCTAAATAATATTTATCTTGTTTCATAATTTTATATTTTATCGTAATCTTGGTTAAAGTAATCCATTAAGTCTTCTGATAGCTCTTTCCTTAATACATCTCTATAGCTTTTAATTGAGTTATGTATGGAGTTTAATCCAATATTAGCTCCAGTAGCTATTTGCCTTAAAGACTGACCTTGTATGAAGTATAAATCAAACAGTTGCCTATCATAAATCTTCCAATCTTTAGTAATATCATCTATCTTAGACATAATACATTCAAAAGATTCATCTTCTGTAAAGTTATAATCATCAACAGCTTTGTCGTCTTTATCCATTATTATCTCACAGGTCTTTATAAACTTCTTGGAGTTCTTTTTTCTGTATTCATCTACAAATAGACTTCTTAATAACTTCCACACAAAATACCTATTAATCTGGTCTTTATAAGTTATATTACCAATAGACCTTTTACCTTCCAACACCACTAGATACATTTCCTGAACTAAATCTTTAGCCTCATCCATATCATCTGTCATATTGTAAGCTATTCTAATCCAGTCATCTTGTTGCTTTACTAATAATTCTAACATATTATATCTCTTTTATTATTATTTCTACTCTTGGTCTTTCTCTATCTAGTTCTGTTGGCAATACTGTTTCTTTTTTTACAAAGTCATCATTATCATCTTCCCAACAACCATATTCTGTAATAGAGTCAAGCAGGTATTTACTAACTACAGATATTACATTCATCTTATCTAAACGCCTCTTAGAGCCTTTAAACACTTTATAGGTAATCTCTACTGGTGTGTTTATTTTTAAGCCTTCTAAGTTATACCTCATTAACTTATGATACATTTTCTTAGCATCGTTATTAGTTCTGTGATGTAAGTTTCTATATGTATTCATATTTAAAGAAATCCTTTTGTCTTTAGTAGTCTTTCTAGGTAACATTACAAATAATGGAGATTCTATCTTATGTATCA